GGTAAACAACACAATGCATCTACTTTGGCAGATAAAATCGGTATGGGTATTAATCAGAGAATTTCAGGTTCAAGAAGAACAGATAAAAAATTCACTAATACATTAATTATCGTTAACCAACCTTGGGTTGAATTACCTGATAATCCGTTTGGTCAACCTAAAATTAAAGCAAAAGGTGGAGAAGCAATTTGGCTAAACTCGACATTAGTTTTCTTATTTGGTAATCAAAAAGGTGCAGGAACTACCAAAATCTCAATCACAAAAGATAAGAGAAAAGTAAAAATTGCAACAAGAACCAAAATCTCAATTATGAAAAACCACGTAAATGGTTTAGGATATGAGGATGGAAGAATTCTTGTAACAGCACACGATTTTGCTAAAGGTAGAGACGATGCTGAAGAAAAGAAAAGTATTGAACAATATAAAACCGAACACGGAGATTATATTACCAACAAACTTGGCGTTAATGTTACAGACGCAGATATTGAAGTTGTAACAGAGGAGGAGTAATAATATAAAAAATTTAAATGTCAGTTTTACTTGTTGATGGAGATAATCTACTTACAATTGGTTTCTACGGTCTCAAAAATCACTACTATAAGGGAAAGCACATTGGAGCAATCTATCATTTTATTAATACTCTTAGAAGAGCGTTTGAGATTTACAAATTAGA